CACCAAGTGAATCGGTTCCGTACTATTTGTACTGTTTGCGGCTTCGTCGCCTTGTCCTGATTTTTGTTAATCCACTATACGTCCTAGATTCCCACTTTCGTGGGAATGACGAGATGTGGGTTTTTGTGCGGATTTGAACCGGTAAGGGTGGTGTGGGATTGGTGGTTTGCTTAGGATCTTTTGGATTGTATTTTGTATATACATTTACCTCAAAAATTTCCATAACTGAACCTTTACTTGTTGATAAAAGATAAAATAAAATTAGAAACTAAAAGTGAGAAAAAATTAATAATAATAGGGATGTATAAATGTAAAGGCTCCGTTTCATAGCTAAGGTTATCTGAATATATGGAAAAAAAGTAAAAGTCCATAAAAGTAAAATATATAGATAATGCTAATGATAATAGAATTATCACTTTCCTAGAGTAAGGATAATATTTTTTACGATAAAAAAATATGAAATAGGATAAATAATTGCCATATAGATAGATTTTGTAGCAAAATTAAAAATAAATAATAAAAATAATGTAATAAAGTATATTTTTTGGCTATGAAATAAAATTGTACATAATTGAACGAGCAGATCAAGAAATGAATTACATATAACAATAAATAATAACATATTTACCATACTAAATTTAATAGGTCTCATTATCATATTTAATAACCACTTCATAGTAAATGCAGAGTGGGTGGAAACACTCACTTTATGGTTTGCTACGCTCTGCTCAATTAGCAACCCGATAACCCAATATGGATAATAGGGTAATTAATCCAATCTAATTTGTCAGCATCCGTTAATTTATTGCAAAATAAAGTATTGAATTATGTCGGGTGCAAATGACGAAATATAAGTTTCCGTGCGGACGGATCAAGATTCCCACTTTCGTGGGAATGACGGTGGAAAGATTGTTGTTTTTCCCGATGAATTCCTGTGTTTTTTGTTTTTCCGGATAAATTCCTGTGGCTTTGAGTTTTTTGGATTTCAGCCTCAATGCCGTCTGAACGCCGAATCGGGCTTCAGACGGCATTGCGTCATTTGAAATTCAAAACCGGCCAGCCTTTTTCTTTGGCTTCTTTTTCCAGCTCGGCATCGGGGTTGACGGCGACGGGTTCGTCGACGAGGCGCAGCAGCGGCAGGTCGTTTTTGGAGTCGCTGTAAAAATAGGTTTTGCCGTAGCTTTCGAGCGTTTCGCCGCGTTCGGCGAGCCATTGGTTCAGGCGGGTGATTTTACCTTCTTTGAGGCTGGGCGTGCCGATGTAATTGCCGGTGTAGCGGCCGTCGGAACCGGATTCGAGTTGTGTGCCGATGATGTTGGTAATGCCGAAAAGGCGGCAGACGGGGGTGATGATGAACTCGTTGGTCGATGAGATGACGAGGGTTTCGTCGCCTGCCATTTGGTGGCTCTGCACCAGCATACGCTGCATAGGCGAGATGTGGGGGATGATGTATTCCGCCATAAATTCGCGGTGAAATTCCGCCAGCTCTTCTTTGCTGTAACGGGCGAGCGGGGCGAGGTGGAATTTGAGGAATGCGTCGATGTCGAGGCAGCCGTTTTGGTAGTCGCGGTAGAATTTTTCGTTTTGCGCTTCGGTTTCGGCAGCGTCAACCAAGCCTTTTTTGATGAGGTATTGCGGCCAGGCGTGGTCGGAATCGGTGTTGATGAGGGTGTTGTCGAGGTCGAAGATGGCGAGGTTTTTCATTGGGTTTCCTGTTGTTTCAAAAGCTGGCGCAAAAGCGGCAGGGTGATGCGTTTGCCCATTGTGACGGCGTAGTTGTCCAGCGTGTCGAGCATCATCATCAGGCTGTCCATATCGCGCCGCCAGTGTTTGAGCAGGTATTCGAAAATTTCGGAATCGACGGTTACTTGGCGTGCCGCCGCCATACTGGCGAGCGCGTCGATTTTTTCTTGGTCGGTTAAGGGCTTGACTTCGTAAACAAGGCAGTACGCCATACGCGTCCGCAAATCTTCGCGGATGACGAGCTGCTGGGGCGTGTATTCCGAACCGAGCAGCAAAAAGCCTTTGCCGCTGTTGCGGAAGCGGTTGAAGATGGAAAAAAGCAGGGCTTGTTCTTCGTTGCCCAGCTTTTCGACTTGATCGACGGCGAGGTATTCCGCCTCGAACGCGGCATCGGTCAGCGGCATGGAGGCGGCATCGATATAGGCGGCGTTTTTGCCGGCTTCGAGCGCCTGTGCGACCCACGCCTGCAAAAGATGGCTTTTGCCCGCACCTTCTTCACCCCAGACATAGATAAACTGTCCGTGTTTGTGTCGGAGGACATAGACCAGTTCCGCGTTTTCCGTGCCGAGGAATTTGTCGAAACTCGGATAGTCGTGTGCGGCAAAGTCGAAAATAAGCTGGTTCACGGTTCGGCATTCCGAGGGGTGGTAAACGGGTTTATTGTACGTTGTTTTCGCGCGCCTTTCCAATTTGAACGATGCCGTCTGAAAACGGCTTCAGACGGCATCGTTCAACCGCAGGCAACGTTGCCGACATCGAGGCGCATATTGTGGAACGCGTTGAGCGTGCTTCGGTGTCCGATGCTGATGATGATGCTGTCGGGCAGTTTTTGCTTTAAGGCGCGGTAGAGCGCGGCTTCGGCCGGTTCGTCCAAGGCGGCGGTGGCTTCGTCGAGCAGGACGATTTTGGGCTTGGAAAGCAGGGCGCGGACGAAGGCGACGCGTTGCAGTTCGCCCGGGGAGAGTTTGTGTTGCCAGTCGTCGGTTTTATCTAATTTATCAACCAGATAACCCAAGCGGCAGGTGTTCATGGCTTCGATTAGCTCCGGATGCTGTTTGTCGATGTCGGGATAACAAACCGCGTCGCGCAGGCTGCCCTGTGCCGTGTACGGGCGTTGCGGCAGGAAGAGGATGTCTTGATGCGGCGGACGGCTGACTTTGCCGTTGCTGCCGAACGGCCAAAGCCCAGCCAGCACGCGCAGCAGCGAGGTTTTGCCGCAACCGCTCGGGCCGCGTATCAGCAGCGAATCGCCGCTGTTGAGTTTGATGTTGATGCCGCTCAACAGGATTTCGCCGTTGTGGCGGAACAGAGCGACGTTTTCCTGTGGGGGACTGTTAGTTTTTGCACAAGGAACAAATAGAGTAAAAAAACGCTGAAATCTTCGGAAGACGTGGATTTCGGCGTTTTTTTGTATCCGGAAAAGTTACGCCAGCTTTTTCATAAAACCGCGCCGGAATGCGCGGTTTTCTGTTTAAAGCTGACGAGATTAGGGAATTTTTAAAACTGTTTTAAGAGGTTTTTAAAATGGATTTAATCAATACTCCGGCCATACCACTCAACACGGCCTATGATGGCGATGTCGTCTTGGGTATTACTCAAATCTATTTCAAACGGTGCGTAACGTGGATTTTCAGACGTTACAAGCAGTTTGCCCGGTATACGTTGCACACGTTTGACAAAGAGGTCATTGCCTATACGCAAGACATATAGGCCGTCGCGCGGCTCGGTTTCGGCGTGGTTGATTAGAATGTTTATAAAAGGCTTTAACTAGAAACTGAACATGGAACTTGTATAATAGTTCCATGTTTGAAAAAATCTTTTAATATCATACATCTAAAAAAAGCATCTGAAGACCATAAGCTAAACATGAAACTTGAATTTAAAGGCGGAGTTTCATGTTTAAGCCTATTTTTTCCGTTTTTTAGTCGATACAGCTGCATATGTTTTTTGCAAATCTTCATCACTTAATTCAGTCAGGCTTTCTACTGAGAAATTTTTTTCGAGGTAACTTTTCAACCAATCTTCAAGCTCAAGCTGTTTTACATTTAATTTGATATAAGCGTATTTCTTTTTTCGCCAGTCGGGATCGTTGTTCTTTGATGTTGCTGTATTGCTCAACCTACCCAGCCATTTTCTGAGATAAGTTTCTGCTTTGTCGTAATCGCTCAATGCGATTAGTTTGTAACTTGGAACTTTACAGTGAGCATTCAGACTAGCCCAAATTGCACGGATTGATTTTGGCGACCGTTTGGCAATCTCTTCTGCTGCGGCAACTTGTTTAACAAGTTGTTGCAGCTTTGAAGCTTGCTCAAGCGTTATATGTTCCTTGCCGGGTTTTGAATCGACACGGGTTCTGATGACGTGATTTTGGGTATTAATTTGATGAACAACCGAACCAGATGAGGCGATAACAGCGTTACTGACGTTGCCGTTAATCTGATTCTCAACGTTTGATTTGCCAATAGCGTCGTCCAATTTTTTATTAAGGTCGTCTGAAACAGCATTTAAATTTGCCGAATGAATGCCTGTAAAGACAAATTGAATATCCACCCCTAATTGGACAGCAGCAAGTAAAAAGTCCGCAGGAATGTTGACCTGCCCGCTTTCATACAGTCTCAAACTTTCTGCACTGCATCCAGTTTGCTCAGCAAAATTCTTTCGAGAGTATCCAAGTCGGCTTCTCTCTTTAACTAAATTCAATGCTAAATCAATGCGTTCCATAAAACACCGCAAAATAGTACCAAATATATTTGGTATACCAAATATTTTGGGTATATCATCCAGGTAACAGTTAAGGCAGGCATTAAAGCCTGTAAGGTAAGTAAGTAATGGATTCTATCATGGAGGCATTATGCAAGCGAACGAAATCTATAAATCCTTAGAAGAAAAAAATATATCGGCAAGAATGTTGGCTTCGGCTTTAGGGGTAACTAACCAATCTGTTTCTGAGGTCATAAGAAATGGACGAGGAAGCAAAAGAATTGCGGAGGCAATCGCGAAAGTGATTCAAAAAGATTTAGTTGAAGTTTTTCCGCATTACAAGAAAACAGATTGTCGAGACAAAAAGATAGCTGAATTGAAAGAGATGCTCGGAGTGGGTTGAAATGGAATATATGGATCTCAAAAGCCTGCTTAATTTTGGGTTGCCAAATATGCCAAGAACAGTAATAGGGCTGAGAAAAAAAGCGCAAAGGGATGGTTGGCAAACGAGAAGGCGTCAAGGTAAGGGTGGTGGTGTTGAATATGCCCTCCCTGCCGAAATCCGAGCAGCCATCATGAAACGGCAGTCGGACGAGCTGGCGGAGAAGATGCCGAAAACCCTGCCCCAAGTCAGACCGGGGACGGCGATGTCGGCTCAAGCACTGGCTGAAGCGGCCAAGCTGTTGAACGAGAAACAACGGTCGGTGGCGGATGCGCGATGTGCGGTGGTGGCGGCGGTGTTGGGGATTAAATACCAATACGATTGCTCTGCCAAGGCTGCGGTGGCTCAGTTTTTGGGCTTGCTGGCAGAAGGTAAATTGGACGCGGTCACGCTTGGGAACTTGGAAAAGGCCAATGACCGCAGCCGGACGGCGAAGGTTGGCGAACGTACTTTAGACGGCTGGATTTCTGCTTATTTGAAAGCGGAAAACGCGACGGAGCGGTTGGTTGCTTTGGCTCCGAAGACGACGAAGGCGGTTAAGCCGATTGAGAGCTACGGTTGGTTGCCGATGTTTATGCAGTTTCACAATATTCCGTCCGCGCCAAAGCTGGCGCACAGCTACCGCCGGTTTGTGCAGTGGGCTGAAGCGGAAAATATGCCGGTTAACGATGTGCCTAACTTGAGTATGGTGCGGCGCGTTTGGGACAAACTCCCGTTGATTATGCAGGAGCGCGGCAGGAAAACGGGGGCGGCTTATAAATCGCTGCTGCCTTATGTGAAACGTGATTGGGGGGCTTTGAAGCCTAACGATGTTTGGATCGGCGACGGCCACAGCTTTAAGGCGAAGGTGGCGCATCCGGTACACGGCAGGCCGTTTAAGCCGGAAGTGACGGTGATTATTGATGGTTGTACGCGGTTTGTGGTCGGTTTTTCGGTCTCTCTCGCTGAAAGTTGTGTGGCGGTATCGGACGCTCTGCGTATCGGGGTCAAGCATTTTGGTTTGCCGATCATCTACTACTCGGATAACGGCGGCGGCCAAACCGGCAAGACGATAGACCATGAAATCACGGGTATTACGTCCCGATTGGGTATCCGGCATGAAACGGGTATCGCGGGCAACCCGCAAGGTCGAGGCATCATCGAGCGATGGTGGAAAGACAATCTGATTGAGATGGCGCGCCAGTATGAGACGTTTGCGGGCGCGGGGATGGACAGCAGTACCAAGAACCTGATGTACCGCAAGATGGAAAGTGCTTTTAATGCTTTGGAAAAAGGCAAGGATTTGACGGAGGAACAACAGAAATATTTGAAAAAACTGCCGAGCTGGTCGCGTTTTATCGCGGATGTGGTCAAGTGTATCGATGATTACAACAACCGCCCGCACGGCGAGCTGCCCCGACATCCGGACGGCGGGCATTATACGCCTAAGGCTTATCGGGAAATGAGGCTGGAACAGGACGGTATCGCGCCGGATATGTTGTCGGCGCAAGAGCTGGCGACGATGTTTATGCCGCAAGAGGTGCGAAAGGTACAGCGCGGTTGGCTGGATTTGTTCAACAACTCTTATTTTTCAGTCGAGCTGGCGGAGTATCACAAAGACGAGGTACGGGTCAGCTACGATTTGAGCGATGCGTCGGTGGTCAATGTGTTTGATATGGACGGCAAGTTTATCACTAAGGCGCAGGCCAACGGCAATACCCGCGAGGCTTTCCCGACGGCTCGTATCGACCAACTGGCGGAAAACCGCCGAAAAGGCAAAATCAAGCGGGCGGAAAATGCAATCAAGCTCGCAAATGCGGAAGTCAATCCGGCTTTGGAACAGGCGGCAGTTTGGGACGAGCTGGGACATTTGGGCGGAAACGACATCGAGGCGGAGTATGCGGTATTGCCGAAAACGGGCACAGACGATTTTGTGTTGTTTGAGGCGGATAGATAAAGGAAAACATGATGGACAAACAGCAAAATGCAGCGTTTTCGGCCGAGCTTGTTGAAAAATTGAAACTCAAGCGAGCTCTTGGGCGGATTCAACGAGCTCAAGCAAAGATTCAAGGTGTTCCCGCTGAACGGAATCAGGCTCAAACGTTTTTGCCTGCGCTTGAAGGAAACTGCGAACCTGCTCAATCGAAGTCGGCTCTTGACGGGTAATCCGCTGGAGCAGCCAGGAAAGTACGAAAGAATCGGCAAGTGACCTGTCTTCCAAGTCTTGAACGGCGACTTCCAGCATGATCAGGTGTTTTTCTAAATCGGGAAACTCTTTCATTTCAGACGGCCTTTAAAGGTTGTTTAAAACTCAAGGATATTAAAAATGAAACAAATTAATCAAGCATTGCAACAAAAACTGGTTGAATTTAAAGAAAAATCAGGCATGAACCAAACCCAACTGGCACGCGGTATCGATACTTCGCCGGCATCCATCAGTATGTATCTGAACGGCACTTATGCCGATAAAGGCGGCAATTATGAAACCATCGAGACGAAAATCGAGGCGTTTTTGGAGATGCAGGAAAGTAAGGCGCGACGTGAAGAGCTGGTGTTGGGATTTGTATCGACTAAGACGACACGCCGTATTGCGGAAGCGATGCGCGATGCGCACGAAGGCGGCGAAATAGTGGTGATCTACGGTCAGGCGGGTTTGGGCAAGACTCAGGCGGTCAAAAACTACTGCGAGAAAAACCCTGCAGCCATCTTAATTGAGGCTAATCCGAGCTTTACGGCTTTGGTCTTGATGCGCAAGTTGGCGACGGCGGCGAAGGTATCGGCGATGGGCAGCCTGAATGATTTGTTTGAGTCTGTATCTGACCGCCTGCGCGATTCGGGCCGTCTGATTGTGGTCGATGAAGCGGAAAACCTGCCCTTGCGCGCCCTTGAAATTGTACGCCGTCTGCACGATGAGACGGGCTGCGGCTTGGTGTTGAGCGGTATGCCCCGACTGGTTGCGAATTTGCGCGGTAAGCATGGCGAGCTGGTACAGCTTTACAGCCGCGTGTCTGTTGCGCTGAATTTGGGCGAATCTTTGCCGGATGACGAACTCTTTGAGATTGCGAAAGCGGCTTTGCCTGATGCGGTCAAGCATCTGCTCCCTGATAGTGTACAAGCGTTGATTACGGTCATCGGGTTTAATGAAACGCTGGAGCTGGTGCGCCTGATGGGCGGTACGACTTATCCTTTGCGGCAGGGTTATACGAAAAACAGTCAATCCCGTGTTGCATACTTGGAAGAGATTATCGGCAGTGAGGCGGCCGGTCGGCTGCTCCGTGCAATCTGTTTATACCCCGTTGCGAGACGGCCTTGTATGAGTTGCGAAACCGTAAAATCCGCAGTCAGTTTGACCGGCAGACGGCAGGCGGTACCCCTGCTTATGAGGCCGTTAACGATTTGGCCTTGGCACACCGCCTAAGCGACCGCCATGTGTGGCGAATTTTAAAGCAGGCGGATAAGGAAGCGGAGCAGGAGAATTTGTTTTAGAATGGAATGCCATGCAGATGTATGGCATTTTATTTTGGAGAAAAATATGAAAAAGTTTTATTTTGTGCTGCTGGCGTTGGGTTTGGCAGCGTGTGGGCAAGAACAATCGCAGAAAGCTGATGCGGAGCAGTATTTTTTTGCCAATAAATATCAATTTGCAGATGAGAAACAGGCTTTTTATTTTGAACGCGCCGCCCGTTTCCGTGTATTGCAACAAGGCCTTGGCGGGGATTTTGAGAGGTTTTTAAAAGGAGAAATACCTAATCAAGAAAATCTTGCAAAGTATCGTGAAAATATTACTCAAGCAGTCGCTTATTATGCGGACACGAATGGAGATGATGACCCATACCGCGTCTGCAAACAGGCTGCGCAAGATGCAGAAATCCTGATGAAGAGTATGGTAACAAGCGGTGGAGGCGGTACAACTGATTTAGATAAGGAAAGTTATCAAAATTACCGAAAATCAATGCAAGAATGCCGTAAAACAATAACGGAAGCTGAAGCCAATTTGCCGAAAAAATAAAATAAACGATTCTAAGGCCGTCTGAACAACAGGCGGCTTTTTTGTTGCCTACTGACACTGTTTCGCCCGCTGCAAAAGCCATGCCGTTTGAAAATGTAAGCCTCTGAAAGTGCATTTTAATCTGATTTTGAGGGAGGCTTTAATGAGCAAAATTATTTGTCTGACTGCCGGACACAGTAACACCGACCCGGGCGCAGTCAACGGCAGCGACCGTGAGGCGGACTTGGCGCAGGATATGCGCAACATTGTGGCTTCAATCCTGCGTAACGATTACGGCCTGACCGTACGCACCGACGGCGAAGGCAAAGGCAATATGCCCTTGCGCGATGCGGTCAAGCTGATTCGCGGCTCGGATGTGGCGATTGAGTTCCACACCAATGCGGCGGCGAACAAAACGGCGACAGGCATCGAAGCCTTGTCCACGCCGAAAAATAAACGCTGGTGTCAGGTGCTGGGCAAAGCCGTTGCCAAGAAAACCGGCTGGAAACTGCGCGGCGAAGACGGCTTTAAGCCGGATAACGCAGGGCAACATTCGCGCCTGGCTTATGCGCAGGCAGGCGGCATTGTGTTTGAGCCGTTTTTTATCAGTAACGACACTGATTTGGCCTTGTTTAAGACGACCAAATGGGGCATCTGCCGCGCGATTGCGGACGCGATTGCGATGGAATTGGGAGCGGCGAAGGTATGAAAAAGTCTTTGATTGCTTTATGTGTTGCCCATTGTGCAAAGTTGAAAAACGATTTTGGCGTACCACCGTTACCTGAAATCAAAATCACGCCAAGCCCTGTTCGGGTAGGCTCTTTGAAACAACATCCGAGCCTGCGCTTGGGTAAATCAGGCGTGGCGGCTGCTAAACGTGCGGCGCGCAAACGCAAGAATCGTCGTTAATCATGGGACAGGTTGCGTTTTACGAAAAGATGATTGGGCTGTGGTCGGCCAAAAGCCGTGAGGCAAGCGAACAGGCGGACTTGGCTGCGTTTGAATTTGCGGAGGGCGAACTGGCCAATTATCGGGAAATGCTGAAACGGCACCTGCAAACC